TGTTGCGGCGACGGGTGCAAGGACGGCAGGTTTCTTGTCTGCTCAGATGGGTACCGACTATTTGGGTAGGAGTGACGAGGAACTTTTGCGGGCGGGTTTGTCTCAACTGGGTATCCAAGCGGATACGGACAAACTTATTTCTGAGAATCAGCAGTTCCTTGATGATCTTGAAGATGCGATTTTGACGCCGATGGATAAGTTCACTGCGGCTGTTGAAGAGATGAAGACGGCAATTATTGATGCGCTTGGTTCTCAGGGGAGTAGTTCTGGCGGGTTCCGCGAAGGCCAAGCAAGGGACTCAACGGTAACGAATCAGCAGGTCAATCCGGATGGTCCGGGTGGACCAATGGACCGCCACAGAGGTCGTAAAGGTGATACTCGCAGTCCGCGTCGCAGTCTCGTGGACACCATGATGGCCCATCGGCGTTTCAACGCCATGGTTGCCGGATCACGAAGTGTCACATCGTCCCTGCGTGGATACAACCTCGGCTCAATGGGATCAGATCATGCCGCAGGCCGCGCCTACGATCTCGTAGGACAAAACCTCGGCCTCTATGCCTCCATGGTCAACAACTCTGGCGGTTTGGCACAGTTCCATGGGGCTGGAGGAAGTCGACACCTCCATGTCGTGCCGGGAAGCACCCCAATGGGAGATACCGCAACACCATACATGGGTGGCGGCATGATGACCCCCGCCGTTCAGGGTGGAAGCACCAACATCAACGTGCAAGTTTATGGAACGCCGGGAATGGACGAAGAGGCTTTGGCGAACGCTGTTGTGCGTAAAATTGAAAGCCAGCAGCGATCAATGGCGGAGCGGAGGTAATCGTGGCTGACAGAAGGTCCAACCTCAGAACAATCAAGGTGTCCGCACGTTCACGTTCCACGCTGCGTTCTATCGTGAATCGTGACGGTCTGATCACCACCGACGAGTCTGGTGTCGTGTATCCGAAGATGAGGGCGCGCCCCACCAGCACTCAGAGCGACGTGTTGGAGTTCACGTTCCCATTCCCGCCTACTCAGGTGAGTTATTCGGAAGTTGCGCCGGAGATCGCAGAGATTGAACGACCCGGCCAGAAACCGTTGATCGCGTTTTCTCGTTTCAAGGCTCGTCGTGTCAGCCTTGAGTTCCTTGTCGCTGTGCCGTATGACGGTTTGCGTGTGAACGTTGAGGAAAGCATTGAAGTGTTGCGTTCAATCGCGAACAGTGGGCGACCGGTGTCGTTCTACAACGCGGACAGTTTTTTGGGTGGCACCACACCTCAGGGAATAACGACGAACGGTATCTACTGGTCGATTACGGACATGAGTTTTGAATCGGTGCGCCGAAACGCGGATCAACGCATCACGCAGGCATCAGTCAGGATGAGCATTGTTGAAAACGACAACCCGGGAGATATTCAAGTAATCACTTTGCCGGACATCGTTTACACTGAAACTCCAGCAACCCAGAACACACGGGACGAAGAGGCTGACGCGGAAACTGATTTTATTTCGTGGACCGAAAGTTGGGAGCGGTACGGCAGACCGCTGATCGGCGACTGAGCACGCTGAGCCATGGCTAACTTCATTCCCATCGATTCGAACCTGATTTCTGTCAGGTCGCCGTCTGGCCAGAATCTTGACATTGCGCCAGCCATCACGAGGCTTGCTGTTTCGTTCACGATGGACATGTGTTCGGAAATCAACTTTGAGGTTTTGGATCCCGGATTTAAGTTTGCTAAAGCAAACTATTTTCAAATTCGTCGTGACATAACATACGACAACATGCTGTTTGAAATCAGTGCAGTTGAGGTTCAGCGAAGCACTGGCTACGACCCGTTATACAGAATTTCGGCAAGAAGCAAGCCGATTCAGTTGATGAAACGAGACAAGGCTGCCGAAGCGTTTACTGGAATGACGCCAACACAGTTCGCGGCAGCAATCGCTGCAAGATTCAGCATGGGTTTCTTCGGGCAGGAAACCATCAAAAGTCAAACCATCGTTAAGGGTCGCAGCGCGAACGTCGATGAATCAGTTTGGGATGTTCTCACCCGCGTTGCCAGCGATAACCAGTTTGTTGTTTTCGAAACCAACAACATTCTGTTTTTCACTTCACAAACAAATCTCGCTGGAAAATGGGGTGACCCAGACTTCATTTTCAAAGGAAATACACTGATTCCGTTCGGCTGGCCCGAATCCGCTCAAGGAACATTCCCCGGTGCTGCCGAAAGATATCAGTTGATCGACATGCCAACGCTTCGACGTTCAGACGACGACCCGATGGACGCGGAAGGTTCTATCCTTGTTGAAAGAACGAACGGTCGGCAGTTGCGTCCGGGGATGACCATAAATCTGACCGGTATCCCGGATTTCGAAGGCTTGTATCTGATCACTGCTGTAGATTTCGAAGAAGGTGTGTCGGATCCTGTTACCGTTTCATTCCGCATCCCTTCTGATCCCGAGGCACCCGCCGGAGGTGGGAACGGTGGTTACACTTCGCCTTCAGACTCTTCGGCGCTGCCACTGGGGATAGAAACAGCAATCCAAGATTATGTGAAGCGTTTCATTGGAATTGATCCAAATACCAAGCCATACACGGAACATTCAAATGACTACAACAGGCTGGTGCAGACCGCGCTGCTGTGGGCTGAAGATATTTGGGAGCAAGCGACAATTAGCGGTAAAGATGCTCGCCTAACCCAGATGGGTGTAACCGTGGAAGGCGGCACAACAAGCGTTGCCTATCTGGCAGTGAAATCCGTTATGGGTTTACTGTCAAGCAATGTTGTTGAAACTGGTCAAGGTGGTGTGACAATCACCATCAAGAACGCTTTGCGAACCGAACTGACGAAACTGTTGGGTATTTCTTCTGGGCGTCTTTTCTCGGACACGTACAATCGTGCGTTGAAGGATGCTAGAGAAATTTGGGAAGCAACCTCATATCAGGGTCAGACTGCTTTGTACAATCAGTTTGCTAGAAAATACGGCAACACAAGCGCAAGTTACATTGTTTTGACCAGAATAAGCAATGAGTTGCGTAAAGACATGCCCAATCTGCTAAACCTCAACAGGCCGCCAACGGACAGATGACATGATCAACTACACCTCACCATCCAAAACAGCATCTAATCCGCTTACCCAGTCCGGACTGTACGTCGGCAATGTCACCAGATCCGACAGTGGCGGAGTGTTCGTCACCATCCCCCAAATAGTCCCAGATTTTGCTTTCGGACCATGCCTGAGGCTTGGAGTTGGGGTATCGGGAATCACATACGACGGAGAAGCCAGCAGCACCATCGAAGTGGGAACAAAAGTACTGTGCGGTTTCCTCAACAACCAGTTTGACGAGGTAGTGATCCTCGGGGAAGTCCTCTGATAGCCACAGAAACGTGGCAAAATGTCATTATGGACACCTTGCGCTTCCCCATCAGGTTTTCCTCAGGAAACGTGGAAAATCTGACCGAAGGCTCAGACGCCTACTATGCGCAACTCCTCGCCCTCGCCGCACAAATAAAGCCCGGAGAACTTCCCCTCACCCCAGAGTTCGGGTGCGAAGATCCAGTATTCGACAGAGAATCACGAGACCAACTTGCGTTGACGGCAGCATATTTCGTACCGGAAGTTGCCATCGAAAGCCTAGACATCGCCGAAAGCGACTCAGGCGAATCGCAAATCAAAATCACCTTTTCGGTCAGGGAGTAAGTAATGGCCTCACCAGACTTCAAGCAGTACGTGGACCTGACGGTCAACGACGTACAGCCAGCAGACATCTATGCGGAAGCCATCACCTACGCCCAGACGGCTCTCCCGGAGTTCCAGCCACGCCAAGGCACCGTAGAAGACGCCCTGCTACAAGCCATGTCATACGTCGCTGGCGTGATGACCGGTTCAATCAACCGTCTTCCGAACGGCCTGATGGAAGGCGTGCTGCGCCTCATCGGTTTGGAACGCGCCGAGGCAACATTCGCAACCGGAAATGTCGTGTTCACCGCCATCGATACTGCTGGGGCGACAATCCCGGCAGGCACACAGGTGTCATACCTTGAGACGGTTGACGGGATCAGCACCCAACACATTTTCTACACCACGCAGTCGGCAACAATTGCTTCGGGTTCATCAACAAGCGGTGACGTTCCCGTGGTGGCACAAACCGCCGGTTTGAAGCCGTTTATCGCAGACGGAACATCGTTGACGATCCTTGTTGCATCAAACCGTCTTCTTTCATGCGCAACATCTGGAACACTCACCCAAGGTGCTGTTGGGGAAAGCGACGAAGATTATTTCGATCGTGGAACAACCTATTTGGCAAGCCTGTCCGAAGCGCTCGTAACCCCGCTACAGATCACCAACTATGTTCTTGCGAACTACGCCGAAGCACACCGTGTAACCACAATCAACAATGCGCTCATCGACCAGTCTGACGGTGTAACAATTTTTGAGAGCAGCGGCAATCTTGGTGCGTCGCTCACGGCGGACCCGAACAACGATTTTTCCGCTGTCCCTTCGGCTGGGGACAAGTTTGTGATCCACGGAGCAAGCGACACCAAGTTCAATGGAGAGTTTGAAGTCGGATCGGTGGGATCATCACCTGACAGGGTTATCTATTTCACGAACACGGTTGGTGCTTCAACTGGCGAGGTATACAGCGACGGATACCACCTTGACATAATCGAAGGATTGTCGACTGGTAGGACGGATGTTGGTGGCTCCACGGTAACCATCGTGTCAGGCGAAGAAGGCGCTTCACTGACAGCAGCCGACAAGGAAACGATCCGTTCTGACGTTGATGGACGACTGATTGCCGGACTGAACTACTACATCGTCAACGCCCTGCTGGTAAACATCGAAGTTTCAATCACCATCAAAGTTTTGGCAGGCTTCGATGAACTATCCGTCAGAACGGCAGTAGACACCGTGATCACCGACTATCTGTCCGCTGACAGTTGGGACTGGTCGACACGGGTACGGGCAAACTCCATCCTGACACGTGCCTCTCAAGTAAACGGCGTTGATTATGTGGATGATGTGACAATCGCTCTTGACGCGGGAGAAACCAAAGGGTCAATTGATGGCTCCTCAGGTGACTGTCTTTTCTCGTACGACGGCTCGCTGCCGGTCGCAACAGTTTCTGTCGGCGCCCTCTAAGGGAGGCGAACCATGGCACATGGAGCAAACAGTTTTCAAGAAACAGCGCAACTTGTTGTAAATCTGTTGCCCGAATCAGACGCAAATCTTGTCAATACTGTCGGATCGTGGAGTGTGACGAGTGGAAACGCGACCGTCGCAACCGACGCAGACATGCTTGTATTTCCGGGGATTGAGTACAGCCCGCGTCACAGCCTGAGAATTACGCCGACGGACACCAACCCCGTAACATTGACTGTCGACAATGTGTCTTCTGCGATTGAGGACCGTGGGGACGATTTCTCATTCCATTATCGGATTAAATCTGACAGAAACGTCACGGCTAAAACAACTTTGACGCGGATCAGTTCATCTGACAGCACTGTCAGGGAGGAACTTTGCGCTTCGAACAGGTGGTCGATCGTCAGGGCAGAACCGATCGATATTCCACAAACCACCTCAACGCAATCGTTCTCTGTTGAAATTGAGATCAGCGGCCATGAGCAAGTACCGCTCTACCTTTCACTTCCTGTCGCGTACATTGAGTTTTCTTTCACGCGAAACAGTTTCATCAGGGAGTGTGTGACACTTCTTCCTGACGTGCTACTACAGAAAGATTCTCAGCAGCAGTTCCCGTCCTTCCCGATGGCCCGAATGATGGATGTTGGCCTCGGCTATGCCGGTCTGTCGGATCAGCAAAGAAAACACTTCCGGTACAGGGACATTGAAAGCGGAAAAGATCTAGATGATGTTCACACGCTGAGCGGAATGGTGGAACCGGACGTAGTAACAGATGAATTTGTGAAATGGCTTTCACAGTTCTCCGGCATCACGCTTCTCGGATCTTCAACTTCAACGACGGCGTGGGGCAACCTCCCAACAACGTGGTCAACTATTCAATCATCGGTTGATGACATTGATGCGGAGGACATGGCGATCGTTTCGATCAGCAGGGACGGATCTGGGACAGTGACGGCAACTGTTTCGTCTAGCGACGCTTCTGGGCTTCAAATCGGCGATCAAGTCAAAGTGTTTGACACCACGGATTTTGATGGGACGTTCACTCTTACCGATGTTGCAACGTCGTCACCGAACTCAACACTTGAGTGGTCGGATGCTGGAAGTGTCACCACCGAATCGTCAGGTTCTGTCACCTATCTTGAGTGGTCGGAAATCGAATTTTATGATGTGGCAACTGCCGGTCTGTACGAATACTGGCGTTGGCAGTTGGAAACGAACTACAACGGATACAAGGCTGGAACTATCACATCGATTGAGGAGTCGGCAAAATATTTTTTGAGTGGCGCGCAGGAATGTCGCGTCACCGATCATTATGGTGGTGACAGGTGGGCCATCCATATTGAGACGCTGACCTCGGAAACTCCGGGCGGAGTTGTTGGAACTCCGTCTGACATCGTTTTGGGAGCGGTTGCTCTAACTGTTCCAGCAGGTTTCATTGTCACTCATTCGTGTGTCGCGAGTCTCTAAATCTTGGGGTGAGCATTCAACACGGTTAGG